AGGAGCTGTACTATAGAGCATTAACATAATTACATTGATATCATCACCAATATGAGTTAATGCACTAATTTCCATTTCCCCTTGTCGAATAGGTGTATTAGTATATACAGGTTTATACAATCCAGCAGATTTGTTACGACTGTTTTCACCTTTATTATTACTAAATGACATACTTGTTGCTGAGAACTTTTCTTCTGCATACTGTTTCAATCTACAGATATATTGTTTAGCTACAAGTACTGGTCTTAAAGATTTAACCAAGCGATAATTCTTATTAGAAGAATCTGGCATAGGAGTATGTACATACCCATGTCTTGTCTCTGGGAACTCAGCTAGAACTTTTTGTAAAGTTTCTATTGTAACTGGTTCTTGCATTGGTAAAATAGATAGAGTGATATTCCCATCATCGATAATGGAATTCAAATATTCCATACGTACTGTAGGATTACTATTATCAATAAACTCTTGCATTTCTCTAGCTTGACTAGGACTAAAGAAACTTACAAATTTTATAATCTTCTTAAGAGATCCATTAGTATCTTGCTTATTAAGATTACGTACAACTGCAGCTGATGCGGAATTGATTTCCATTTCAAATAATTGAGATGGATTCAAACGATTGACTACAGTTGCTTGGTTATATTTCATCTCTACCATTTGACCATCTTCCGTCATAGGCATAAGCTCATCAGGTAGGATATTAGAAATGACACCTTTACCACCATATCGGTTAGTTAACTTATCACCAATATGAAGTTCATTCTCTTCTAGGATATATACATCCATTTGTAAGTTAGAATATACGTTATTATCTATATTAAACTTAACTCCATCCAAGATTTGTTGACTTGTATGGACAAGCTTTTGTAGATCGTATCCTAACTCACATTTATAATTAGCCTGAAGTCTATGTACTGTATGGATTAACTCATCACAGAATCGCTTATTATCTTGATAATACATATTAAGCTGAGTATTGTAGATAGAGTTCTCCATCAAGTCTGGATTATTAGTATGGATTTCAATACCAACTACTTTACCAGTACTTGTAATCTTCTCATCAGACATATTGATATCTTGAAGCTTATTGAATACTTGAGAGAATAAAGCTTCTTCTTTATTTTCTCGACGTACTGCTGCTAAGATACCTTCTTTGATATCTTCACCGATATCTGGGATAACTTTATAGATATCCTTGTTACCATATAGATTGAGTAAGATATCATTTTCATTGATCATGAATGAAATCTTCTTAACTAATGGAGATTTGAATCTCTTTGCACAAGATTCACTAATTTCGATAGCATCTTCTGTTGTCTTATTCTTTGCAATATACATTAATAAGACATTGATGCCATCCATCCTGTTGTTGTACTCATCAAAACCTTTAGATTTAGTTACTACTTCTCCTTTCTCAATAACACTGCCTACGACAAGATTATCAAGAACTGAGTTATTAATCTCATATCCAAAGGATTCTGTGATATACTTATAATCCAACTTATGAAGAATATCTAATGTATTAGATTCTTCATTATGGACGATAAGATAGTACTCATGACCTGGGGTCATAGCATATCTTTCCACTCTAGCTAATACTGTCTTACGTTGATCAGCTTGTTGGAAAGATGTTGAACGTTGTCCAAATTCATTCTCAAAGCCAGTTTGAATGAATGGAACTTCAGATTTACATAGTGCCATAGATTGTTCTGAATGGACACTATACATAATCTTACGACTACCAGAGCTACTAGCTGGGAATGGTTGAATTAACTCTTTCCCTAGCACCTGTTCTGGTATTTGAATTCTTTGTCTAGCACGATTAATCTCGTCGTCTAGAATCAATGTGTTCGCCATTGTGTCTCCTTTCTATAAGTATTATAAAATGAAATACAGAAGAGTAATCAATACTCTTCTGTATCACCTTTATAATATATAACTTAATCTTCCAATGCTCTGAATGAAGCAATAAGATCTTTTGTAATAGATGCATTTGTAACTTGACCACTTGTAGGTACTGGAGCAATTAATTCATCCATTACATCACGAGCTAAACGTAAGAACTGTATACGGAAGTCTTCACGTTCTGTAAAGAACTCTTTAAAATCACGAGTTCTAAACTTAGTATCATACCCATCTAACTCTAAGTAAGCACCTTTAGTGGCAATCTTACCAGAATCTTTAAGCATAATCATTAATGAATAAAGTGGATCGAAACCATAATCTTGAGAGAAGATTAATGGTGTAGATTTACCAGCTTTATTTGTACGAGATTTACCTAAAGAGATATCTACTTGGGATCCAGAGAATCCAAATGTTTCTTCTTTAAGTTTACTATCATCAAATCGAATGATGTTATTTGCTAAATAGGTTACAGCTCTACCACCAGGTAAAGACTCACCTTGTTTAAGATACATCAATTGACCTTTAGTGTGCATGAATGCACTAGCTTCAATCTTTTCAGTAATATGATTGATTACCAATAAGATGATATTAGTTGCTTTGATTAATTGCATTACACCTTTAAGGAGAGATGTATTTGCTTTAGCCATTGCAGTAGCTGCCATTTGACCAGATAATTCACCTTTATCTGCAATACGTTCTGGAGCTAATAATGCAATAGAGTCAATAATCATAACAGTTGGAATAAACTTAGTAATTGGATTACCAGTAGAGTCTCTCATACCAGTGTCATACATAAGTTTATCTTTATTCTTTAATTTAGTTTCATAGATAGTATAGATATCATCATAGATAGACTCTGCAGTGATACCACTATTCTTAATAGAAACATGATTGAATAAGTCTTGACCAATATAACCAGTTAGAGTTTCCAAACGTGGAATTGTAATACCACCTTCCATGGATTGGATAACCATTTCTGCATCTGGGAATTGGTTAATAATATTAGCCGCCGCTTGTACAGCAAATGTAGATTTACCAGAACCTGAGCGACCAATAAGTAAGTTATAAGACCCATCAAGAATACCTCGATGTGTTACAGGTGTAATCTCACCTTTGTCATTATAACAGTTTAGCTTATAGCCATTTAGGGAATCAAAATTTAAAAATCCTGTTGGATATGCAACGTCATATAGACCCTGCTCTGGAGAGTAGCCAGTTACCTCAGCTACACGTTCAATTAGTAAGCCCATAATAAAATCCTCCTAAAAAATATTATTATAAGTTACTAATAAGTTCCAGGAGGAGTAAAAAAATAAAATACCCCAAGGTAGTTTAACTACCTTGGGATAGTTGTTTAGAATATATAGAGTCCTTGCTCTTTAAGTTCTTCTGCTATATATAAGACTTTATCATAATCTGCAGATAAAGCTAACATAGAGCATCGTACATCTTTACGAACTTTTTGTAGACGTAGACATTCTTGACTATATTTAGTTAATACACGTTTGATGACTGTCATAGGACGTTCATTCAACATGAATAGCATAGCATTAGTTTCTAAGTCAAACATCCAGTTCTTAGTATATGTATTAATCTTAGGATCTTCACCAGATTCTAGCATTGAAGTTACAAAGAACTCCTCAAAGTTTTCATAGAAGAGTTCACCATATAGATCCATTAAGTCTTCTTCACATGTTTGAGATGGGTCCATATATCTCATGATTGAAGTATTAACACGACTAATATTAATTGTCTCACTCTTACTAGAATAACGTGCTACAGAAAGTATTGTATTCAACTGCTTATTAGTACAATCGACATAGTCTAACTTCTTGTAGATACGTTCATTGATAACCTTAGAGATCTTATATAGCGCTGTAAGAGTCTTACCAAATCTATCTGGATCAAATGCTGATTCATTGATAACTTCAAATAATTCATATATCTCATTATTAAGTACACGAATTCTATCTTCAGCAAGTTGTGGACGATTTTGAACCATAATCATTGCAATATATTGCCATGGTTCAAACTTAATATATAAGCATCTAGAGATTGGTTTAACACCTTCACCTAGATAGTAAATAATATCGGATAAGTTATCTTCAAAATACCTATATGCGATATCATGATTAGTCCAATCTAAAGCATCCAATTCATTCACTATAGTCTCAGCAGATTTCTTGATTACTGCAGAGAACGGAACGTCCTCTGCGTAAACTCTGCTGGGTTTTACATATTTATCAAATAGACCCATATATGCTTCCTTTCTTAATAACGTTCTTCGAAGTCATCAATCTTGGAAGATTTATTACCTTTCTTACCATCTACTTTGATAACTAAAACGTCGTCTTTTACAGAATCAAAGAAGTTTTCTTTAACTTTAACTGTAGGGTTCTTGATAGCAGAATTAGATAGGTTAAACATATCATCATCTTCTTCCATCTTCATACCACCAATTTGGTCAAAGAAGCCATCTTTCTTTTTATCTACATTGGAAGTTCTAGCTTTATATTCATTATAAATCTTTTCAACTTCTTCTGTAGGAAGTTTAATACCAGAAGCCATAATACATACACGTTCTTGACCAGCTGGTACTGTTTGGATATGTGTGAAGAATTCAAATGGTTCACCTAACTCTTCACGGATTTTAGCATTATCGAAACCAACGTTTTGAGTACGTTCAGATGCATACATGAATACACCAATACGTCTAGCTGTTGGAGTGAAATCTAAGCTCTTTGTAGCATAAATCATTTCTTCGAATATTTTATCTAAATCAGATTGTTTCTTAATGCCATCAAAGTAAGCTGTTTCAATTGTCATGAAACCAGGAGTTGTAGAGATTTTATACAAGTCAGTTTCATCGATATTTTGATCAGAATCAACTAAGTCTAAACCAAGCCATGTACGCATACGAATACAGAATTCATCATTAGCTTTACGTTCAGCTTCTTGTTTATTCTTGCTAGAGGATAAGAACTTCTTATTGCTGATAGCTTCAACTGTATAGTTATCTTGAAGTTCTTGGAAGTATTCTACAGTGTTTTGTAGACCACGAGCATCATCTTCAAAGCCAGTGAATACTACTAGATGGACATTCATATTCAATACTTCACGAATATATTTCGCTAAGATTGTAGAAGATCCACAACCAGTACCACCTTCAGAAGAGGATACAATTACTACTGCATCATCTGTAGGATCTGGGAAAGCATCAATTTTAAGTTTCTCAGATTTAAGGGATTCAATTGTGATATTTTTAGCACGACCACGTTCTTTACCGCAACCGCCCATACCACCACCAATGATTACATTGATGTCATCATATTCGTCTTTCATATCTTTGCGAGTTGTATTAATAAGAAGTACTTCATCTCTTCTAAATACACCTTGCTCAATAGCTGCCATAGCTGCTTTATTACCAGCAGCACCAATACCAATTAATTTAGCCTTCATAATAAATTCTCCTTCATTATAAAAATATATATAATATTGGATAGGCTAATTAAAGCCTATCCAACGATTACCTTAATGTATTACTTTTAGTTATAATCTACATACCACGAGACTGTCTTAAGTATGAATAAGATTCAGACATAATTCCATTAACACCTTTAATCCATGCTCCAGCAGCCTGTGCATATCTCTTATGACCGTAGATCATTGAGTTTAAACTTGTTTGTCCCTCCTGGTAATAATTTTTACTAATCCATACAGCACCATTGACAATACCATCATAAACAGTATTACCCATATGATGAGCCGCATTAGGATTAGCATCAATAGCATTAATGCCAAAATAGTTACCTCTATCTCTGGCTAGATAAGATCTACCATAATCAGATTCCCATGATGCATGAGCAAAGATATAGATAGGATCTAGTCCAGATTCTTTAGATGCTTCAATAAATATATCACCTTGACCTTGGAATGGAGATGTGCCACTTGGGTCAAAGTGTCTAATGATATTATTCATATCTTCTGTAGTTACATAAACCGACTTATTGGATAAATCTGAATTCTGATCTACATAATATCTTGAGTTAGCTTTCTTATTAGCTTCTTCTTTAGCAGCAGCTTGTCTTAAAGCTTCTTGTTTAGCTACTTGAACGTATTGATTTAATACTCTAGCAGTATTTGGATCTACATTTTCTTTCTTTTGCATACGTTCGTTATCTTTCTTATCTTTATCATTATTGATAAGATTGTTTACTTTGTCACTATAGTCATCGTTATTCTTAACTATGAATTGCATTACAATATCTAATGTGTCATCATTCTGACGATCACTCTCTAGTGCCTTTATTGGTAATATAGATACCAATATGGCGATGCATAATAATGTGAGTTTCTTAACCATTATCCTTCACCGTCCTTATAATCTTAAAATACAATGTAAATGCGATGGAGTATTACGCCCCATCGCATTGCAAGACTATTTGTCTTCTTTTTGTTGATCCTGCATTTGCTCTTTTAGAGCTTGCTCTTGTTCTTGTGGTACTTCATCGAAACCTAAACCAAGGTCACCGATTTCATGTAACACGCCGATTTTCTTTTCCATATTATTCTCCTTTAATTAAAATAAGAATACATTTATCCTAATGTTTACTTATAGTATAATTTTATACCATTAACATTCACTATTATAATATATAACTTTTAAACATATTAGTAAAAGTTTAAATACTTTTACTGTTGTTGTGAGTATTCTATGATTGTACAATCATGTTTACCTCCTTTAAAATATGGAAATAAGAGATTGTGTTATGGACTACTCATCTAGCTATGAGTAGTCCATGATACAGTTATAAGAAAATAAATAAATAAGATTAGGAGATGGGATTAACTCCCATCTCCATCTTTTAATTAGAATAATGGCACATTGATTGCGTCATTGAATCTAGAAAATTGGTCATGTGAAATTTGATTATTCCACAATAATGCAAATGCTTCATGACGCATTTTAAATGCATCATCCCAATTCCATTCAGATTCTAAACCCTTGTTATTTTCTTCAAAGTGTTTGATCATACTTTCGAAGCAATTGGAGAAAAGATTGTCTGTTAACATGATATACCTCTTTCTGCTCCTGTGGAGCTTAACACTGATTAAATACTATATCATCATATCACGTTAATAATATATAGCTAAAATAACTAAGTATTACAATTTACAAAATCTATCCCCTTAGGATCATAGTAATCCTAAGGGGATATTTATTATTGACGTCTAGATACTGTTTTATCTCTTAAAGTTTGTGGAGTCATATTATCAATATTAATCAAGTTAGTATTAATATGAGATCCGAGCATATATACGTTCATCATATTCTTAGATAATACATCAGTCTTATCTTCTGGGATATCTTCTAATGATACTGTACCAAGTGCAGAGATAGTATTATACATAGCTTGCTTAGCTTCTACTGAGTCAGCACGTGCACGAGAGAATTCTTTTAATGTATCATCCATACCAGATACTACAAGTGATTCCATTTCACGGTCAGATGTAGCACCATTCTTATCATGACCAACAAGACGACCAGTCTTATTATCACGAGAAGCAATATTAGTAGAGATAGAGTTCTTCTTAGTTAAGAACTGTTTCATTTTCTTCAAATGAAGATATACTACTAATGCTTCTTTAGTCCATACCGGTTCACCATTTTCATTCACATACAAGTCTGGTGTGGCTACCTTTTCCATTAGAGGAACTCCTAAGATATTAGCAGCTTTCTCAATTTCTACAAAAGTTGGTTCAATCTTAAAGATACGTGTTTGGAATCTATATGGATATTTCTTAGATATATAGTCTAAGAACTGTTTATCATTCATGTCTTTAAATAGAGTAGCATAATATTTAGACATACTCTTAGATGGATCTAAAGCATCCATTACTTTATATACAAGCTCTTCAGCCTGTTTGCGTTGTTTAGTCATGTTAGCCTCCTTTGATTTAATGGATTGTTCAAGATGGCTAAAATTTACAAAAAAAATAAAAGTGGCAAATTTTACTTTGCCACTTTAAAGCGTTTCATCGGACCATATTTTTCTAGCTGTTCTAAGCTAGATTCTATTGTCCATCTAAAAGATTCTCGTAATTTTTCGTCTGAATATTTGTATCTCTTACTTCTTATCAAATACCCAGTCTCCTCTACAAATTCATATATTCCACCTATATGATCATATGGCATACTGAGGAAATTTATTATTTCCTCAGATTTTTCTTTAAAGTTATCGACTGTTATAGTATTAACTATTCTTTTCAATCTTATATGCATATTATTCCCTCCTTATAAAAAGGAAACCCTCCGTAGAGGGCTATCAACTAGTTATCTAATGAACGACAGCCGATTACTCGACCTTGATCGTCACGGACTTGCAATCCAGGTACTACTACGTCATCACGACGAATACCTTGCGCTGCCAAGGCAGATACGATCATACCGGATACAATATAAATAACACCAGGCGCTGTATCTGGTAGACCTTCAATTTGACCGTATACTGTATGTGTATGGGGAACTTCAACTCCGTTAATCGCATACATCCCTAAAGTTGTTGTCTGAGATGATACTCGTGCAACTCCACTAGATTCTACAGTAAACAATGGTTGATCATATTGATCAAGTAGTGTAATTGGATGCGGAGTTAAATTTACTAAATTATACACCACTTCAGTAAGTTGCATTTAATTTGTTTCCATGATAGATTCCTTTCTTGCCATGCGGCTTAACTAAATAATATAATCATCTATCACGGTTATAATATACAATTATATCCCCTTAGGATAACAAAGATCCTAAGGGGAATATTTTATAATGCACTGTAATGAATCAATAATGTGAAATACATTAATACTGATCTATGGTAACTATTTTTAGTAGCCAATCTATTACGTCTATGAACGTATCGTTTAGATGATTCCATCAACCATTTCTCTGTAATATCCTTAATACGTAGCATATTAGGATCTTTAGTATTCGGTTTAGGTTGAATAGAGAACTTAATAAATTCAGCTGTACGTACATCTTTATTTCTAGACTGAGCAAAGTATGTATATACTATAAGACTAACAAACTCTCTAATTTCTGAGTTCTGTTTAGTATCATTCTTTACTATATACTCAATGATATCTTTAATCTCATCTGTTTTAACTAAAGCATCTGCAGACATCTTACAGAATTTATAGTTTACAGATAGAGTTGTAATTTGACTTACAGCCTTATCTACAATACGTTCTGCCATTAAGTTATCTGTATCTGCAAGACGATATCCTGTATCGGAATAGTCATCAGATGCATAAGTAATATATTGGGATTTGTTTTCATATGCTTCATAGTATAGGCTGGCTATATTTTTCATAAAGGATTTAATACGACCATGAAGCTGTTGGATTAAGTATACACAATCATCATCTTCAAAGTCTTTAAATCTATCAGTATAAGTATCTAGCCAAGTATTAGAGATGGACTTAACTGCATTGATTACATTACCTTTAGATTTAAGATCAAACTTACCAGTTAGCATATTATTGACTACATAGTCCATTACCCATTTATATTCAACTGGTTGAACTTTTTTAAAGAAACCATAGTGAATAGATGGATAGAATTTACCAGAGAATGCCATATTAACTATAGCCATATCTAACATCTTAGAGTCTCTAGCTTTCCAGAAATATCTAACTAGACATAGTAAGATAATAGTACACTCATCTTTAGCTGCAGCTGGATTGAATGATGCAATCTTAGCATAGTAAGTATCTTCCATATAATTGGAGATAACTTTCTTATCAATCTTTAATGTATTAAATAACTCCTCTTCATCTTTAGGAGTAAAATAAATTCTTCTATATGGTGCTATATCATAAAGATCTTCAGATCTATCAGATATAAACTTACCAAGATATCTTTTATAATTAGACAGATTCTTCTTAATCTGTGCTTCCACTATAGGGTATATCTTCTTTACGATAGCTTCTGTATTTTTCATTATATACCGCCTTTCTGATTATTAGTTTGTTCAAA